ACAGATTTAACTATTTCTGCTTCTGCACTTGCAACGATTGATGCTGGCACAGATATTACTTTAGATGCAGATGGTGGAGATATTTTCTTCAAAGATGGTGGTACGACTTTTGGTAGTGCTACAAACACAAGTGGAAATTTAATAATTAAATCAGGAACAACGACAGCGTTAACTTTTAGTGGTGCAAATGCTACCTTCGCAGGAACGCTTGCAACAGCAGCAGGTGGACTTAATGTAGCTGGTTTAGATATAGATGGTGCAACAGACATTGGTGCAGACATCGTAGATGCAGATTTATTTATAATAGATGATGGAGCAGGCGGAACTAATAGAAAAACGACTGCTGCTAGACTTAAAACATATATTGGTGGTGGAACTTCTTGGCAAGCTGTTAAAACTGCTAACTTTACAGCAGCAGCAGGACAAGGTGTATTTTGTAATACAACAAGTTCAGCATTTACAATTACATTACCCGCAGGAACAATTGGAGATGAAGTTTCTATTATAGATTATGCAGGAACTTTTGATTCAAATAATCTTACAGTTGCTGCAGATGGTTCAGAAAAAATTCATGGTTCAACAGACGACTTAACCGTAGCAACAGAAAGAGCGGGCTTTACATTGGTATTTACAGATAGTACTCAGGGCTGGCTATTAAAGGATAAATAGTCCATGACAACTTATAAAGGTATAAAAGGACTGTCGATTCAAACGGTAGCTGGTGATCCTAGTAATTTAGGAGCTGGAGATATTTGGTATGATAGTGCTGCTAAAAAAATACAAGGAGCTAAATTAGCTGATGGTTCATGGGCATCAGGTGGAAATTTAAATACAGCACGAAGAGCACTTAGAGGATGTGGCACACAAACAGCAGGTTTAGTTTGTGCAGGTGCTACTTCTGCTATTACAGAAGAATACGATGGTTCATCTTGGACTGAAAGCGGAGACTTAGGAACAGCAAGATATGCTGGATCACACTCAGGCATTCAAACAGCATCAGTATATGCAGGAGGTTTTGATGATCCAGGAGCTTGTATTGCAAATTCAGAAGAATATAATGGTAGCACTTGGACTGAAGGCAACAATTTAGGAACAGGTAGATATTTTGTAGCAGGACTTGGAACTCAAACAGCAGCTTTTGCAACAGGTGGAGGACCAAACTCTCCACGTAATGCGGCAAATATAGTTGAGTCTTATGATGGAACTTCGTGGACTGAAACAACAGATTTTAATACAGCTAAAAAAAGACATGGAGCATCAGGAACTACAACAGCAGCTTTAGTTTTTGGTGGTGATTCTCCTGGAGCTACAGCTACAACTGAAACATACGATGGATCTTCTTGGACAGAAGTAGGCGACTTAAATACGGCAAAAATGGGTATAGCAGGATTTGGAACTAACACTGCAGCACTTGCCGCTACTGGAGGACCAGGGCCTTCTCCACCTTTTACAGTAAATGTAGAACAATGGGATGGAACAAGTTGGACAGAAACTTCTAATGTAAGCACTGGTAGAAGACAATCAGCAGGGGCAGGAACTACTGCTTCAGGTTTTGTAGCGGGTGGAGATGCAGCACCTGTTACTACCGCTACAGAAGAATGGACAGGACCTGCAACTGCAGCAGTAACATTTACATCGAGTTAATTATGACAACATACAAAGCAATACATGGAAAATTAGTACAGTCTCTGGCTTCAGATCCAGATTCTGCAGCTTATGAAGGACAAATTTGGTTTAATAGTACGTCTGGTGATTATAAGACGATTGTTAAAGTAGATGGAACCTGGTCAACAGGTGGAAATTTAAATCAAGCAAGAAATAGTTTAATGGGAGCTGGAGATAGTGTTTCTGCTGCTTTAGCTTTTGGTGGAACACATCCACCATCTGTATATGATGCTTTATCAGAAGAATATAATGGTTCAACATGGACAGAAGGAAATAATTTAAATAATTCAAGATATAATGGCGGAGGTTGTGGAACACAAACTTCAGCTTTGTGCACGGGCGGACGAGATGGAGATAACTCTTACTATGCAATTAACGAATCTTATAATGGTACATCGTGGACAGAAGTTGGAGATTTAAATACTGGTAGACACGGTATTAGAAATGCAGGAACTGCAACAGCAGCTATTGCTGCAAATGGAAGAGTTAATCCTAATGCTATCACATTAGTTGCAGAACAATGGGATGGTTCTAGTTGGACAGAGGTAGGAGACATGAATACAACTCGTCATGAAACTGCCGCATCAGAAAGTGGAACATCTACTGCATCTATAATATTTGGTGGAGTAGCTCCTCCAGGACCTGCTGGTGTAGGTAATACAGAATCTTGGAATGGTAGTTCATGGACAGAAGTTAATGATATGAACAATGGAAAAAAACAAATAAATGGCGCTGGAACGCAGAATGCCGCTTATGCTTACGCTGGTTATCCTGGAAATACAGGAGAATATTTTGATGGTACTTCTTGGACTGAAATAGCACAATTATCTACGACACGATGGACAGCAGCGGGTGCTGGTACAGTATCATCTGCTTTTTGTGCAGGTGGAGATTCTGATCCTGGTAATGTAGCAACGACCGAAGAATGGGATTGGTCAGTTACCCTTGCTGCTGGTGCATGGGCTTCAGGAACTGCTATGAATACTACACGACACAGAGGGTCTGGAACTGGAACACAAACAGCGGGTATTGTATTTGGAGGTACTAGTGATGGGTCTCCTGATGCAGATACAGCAGATACAGAAACTTACGATGGTTCATCATGGACTGAAGTTAATAATATGGTTAATGCTTTAACTAAACGAGCTAGTGCACAAAGTGGAACTCAAACTGCTGCTTTAGCTGCAGGTGGACAATCTCCTAGAACAGCAAATAGTGAAGAGTGGGATGGCACAAACTGGGCAGAAGGTAATAATTTAAATACAGCGAGAGGAGGTCCTGCTGGGGCAGGTACTCAAACAGCAGCTCTTGTATTTGGAGGGGACACTCCCCCTGAAACAGCAGTTGCAGAATCTTATGATGGTTCTTCATGGACAGAAGTTGCAGATTTAAATACTGCAAGAGGAGATCATGCGGGGCTAGGATTACAAACAGCAGCTTTAGCCGCAGGAGGATACGGCGGAGGAGCCACACAAGGGGTGGTGGAAGAATGGGATGGTTCAAGTTGGACAGAAGTTGGAGATTTAAATTCTGGAAGATATCAGATATACGGAACTGGAATAATAACTGCCGGAATAGTTATGGCAGGTGTTCCTACAACAGGAAAAACAGAAGTGTGGGATGGCACAAGCTGGACAGAAGTTGCAGATATACCCACAGCGACAAATGGAGTTTCTGGTTTTGGAACGTCCTCATTAGCCGTTGCTGCAGGAGGCGGGGATGAACAATTAGACCACGTTTTTGAATGGACTGTAGGACAAAACATTAAGACAATAACTGACTAGACAAATGGAAGGTAAACAAATATAAATAAATTATGGCAAACGATATCTATAACTACAGCGTAATGACGAATACTGGCAAAGGCTTTATCACAAATGAGGATAGTAGAGCTTTTTGGACAAGAAGTTTTCGTGGAAATGTGTGGGTTGCAACCGATGTAAGAGAATCAAGACATTGGGTGGCAAGACACAATGGTGTTTCTAAAACAAAAGCAGAAGCACAGGCTATTTCAGATGCAGTAACTGATACACTTCAAACAACATGGGATGATGATAATGTTGGTGGTGAGTCATCAGCAGAAAAAATTACAAGATTAGGTGGAAGACCTGTAGATGAGGTACTTCCTTAGGAGATTGATATGGCAACAGATAAAGGTTTTTTTAATTATTGGGTAGTAGAAAATTCTGGAAAAGGATTTATCACTCATACCGATAGTCGTAAGTTTTGGATAAGAGGTTATCCTGGAAATGTATGGGTATGTGATGATATACCTGAATCAAGAGATTGGGGTGCAAGAAATAGTGCAGCAACAAAAACAAAAACACAAGCACAAACAATAGTTACAGGTGTTGTTAATGATGCACAAGATGCATGGGATAATGATAATGTTGATGGAGAATCTTCAGCGGAAAAAATTGACAGATTAGGAAACAAACCCTCAAACATAACTCTTCCCTAAAGGAATTTAAATGGCAACTTACAAAGAAATAAGAGGAGTAAATATTCAGTCTCTTGAAGCAGATCCTACGGCTGTTGAAGGAGATGTTTGGTATAATGCTAGCTCAGGCAAACTTAGAATGTATGCTGCAGTTGGTTCTTGGTCAACTAATGGTGATATAAATCAAGGCAGATATGCAGGAGGAAGTGGAACTGAAGCACCTGGTACTGCTGGATTAATTTTTGCAGGAGAAGCTCCAGACTATGATAATACTGAAACATATGATGGCTCAACATGGACAGAAGTAAATAATTTAAATACAGCAAGAGGTAATCTTGCTGGAGCTGGAACACAAACAGCAGGTTTGTGTGCAGGAGGATCAGTTAGTCCTCAAGGACAATCAGAAGAATTTGATGGTACAAATTGGGCAGAAGGAAATGACTTAAATACAGCAAGAGCAGGTCTTACTGGAAATGGAACACAAACAGCTGCTTTAGGTACAGGAGGAAAAATTGGAGAAAATTTTCAAACAATTAATGAACTTTATAATGGAACATCTTGGTCAGAATCAGGTGATTTAAATACAGCACGTGCTTATCATACTACAGCAGGAGATTCTACAGCAGGATTAGCTGCTGGGGGTTCTTCTCCTTATACAGTAAATAGTGAAGAGTTTAATGGTTCATCATGGACTGAAGGAAATAATTTAAATGCAGCTAAAGCTTATATTATGGGAGGATTTGGAACACAAACTGCATCATTAGTATCTGGAGGATATAGCCCTAGTGCTACTTTTGCTACAACAGAACAATACGATGGAACAAGTTGGACTGAAGTTGGAGATTTACCAACAGCAACACGTCATCATTTTGGATCAGGATCAACATCTGCTGGATTAGCTGCTGGTGGTAGAAGTGCACCTGGTAGTACATTAACAGAAGGGTATGAATGGTTAGAAGCAGCATCCGCAGAAACAGTAGCATTTGACTAAGTATTAAAAAAAGAGTATACACTTTCTATATGAAAGAGAAAAGAAACATACACGAACTTATTGTAAAAGAAGAACCTCATCTTAATGAGATATTAGATCCTGAACAGGTATCTAAATTTAAAGAATTAACGAACGAGTTAAGAGACACTTGGACTAAAAAACAAATGTTTCGAACTAAAACAGAAATGGAATTTTCTGTATTGAATGATGCTAAGTATCCTACAAACGCGGCTAAATATTGGCAATGTGTAAGAGAACAAAATACACATATGGAAAATCTAATGCACTTATCTTTTGAAGCCCGTAAAAATGATATTGAAATAAAACAAAAATTAAAAGAATTAGAAGAAGAAAAAGATGAGTTAAAAAAAGAACTTATTCAAGTAGAAATAGACGAAAAAACTTACAGCAAAGCAACAATGCAACTTGTAGCTTCTCACCGTATGAGAGAAGTTACCGAGTGGTCAAACTTTAAAAAGATTTATAATGATGGTACTTTTGATGATAAGAACGTCGATACTCATCAACTCTTATCTTATAAGAAAATAATGAAGAATAGACAAAACACACTTACACCAGGCTCTTCTCAACCTGAAGTCTTTAATGTACTAGGCCAAATGCAATCTATTGAGAGAATAGAAGAAGAAAGAAAAGCTTTAGGTCACGAACAAAAGAAAGCTATCAGTGAAACACCCAAATACGGCAAACAAGGATAAACAAATCTATTTTCTTTGTGCGATGCCTCGATCGGGGAATACTCTGTTCGCATCGCTCATGAATCAAAATCCAGATATTGCTGTTACGGCTAACAGTATCACTTTGGAAATTATGAAAGATTTATTTTTATTAAAGAAAAAAGATGTTTTTCAAAATTTTCCTGACGAACAATCTTTAGATAATGTTATGAATGAAGTTTATAATCTTTATTATAAACATTGGAATTATAAAATTATTATTGATCGAGGACCTGTTTGTACACCAGGAAATTTAAAAGTGATGCAAAAACATTTTAAACATCCGCTTCGTTGCGTTGTTTTAGTACGAGATGTACTTGATGTATTAGCTTCATATATTAAATGGTTTGAAAAAGAACCCACGGCTTTTCCAAATCGATATAAAACACTAGATGAAAAACTAAGTCATATTATGCATAAGAATGGAGCGATGGCTAAAGAGTTGATGTCAATACAATATTTACTTAATCACTCTGACATGGCTGTGTTTATTAAGTATGATGACCTAGTTATAAATCCAGAAAAAGAATTAAGAAAAGTTTATAATTTTTTAAACCTTCCATACTATCAACATCAGTTCACTAATTTAAATCAAATTATTGTAAATGGAGTACAATATAATGATAGCATTGTAGGAAAAAATATGCATACTATACGCACCGAAAAAGTGATGAAAGTAGAGAATGAGTATAAAAATAAAATACCAGAAAGATTTGTAAAGGAATATGGACACATTCGATTTTAAATCTATTTGGTTAGGACAAACCATTTTAAAATATCAAGTTCCTTTAGATATTTTTAAAGCGCTTAATGGGATATATGAAAATAATTTTGTTAATCTTCCTGATGCTCATAAACAATTAGTGGGTAAGATAAAAAAAGAAAATTCTTTATTTTATGGAGGAAATAAAAATAGCAAAATGCATCCTCATAACACGCTTCCGTTTTATGTTTTAAATTGGTTTAAAAGTGTTTTTGAACATTACTTAGCTTTTAATAAAATTTATGAATATAAACTTGCTTTGCAGTCTATATGGGTTAATGAAATGAAAGCAGGAGAATACAATCCTATTCATATTCATCAAGGAACTCTTTATACAGGGCTTTCATCTGTGATGATATTAAAACTTCCAACAGACATGGGCCTTGAACATGCTAGAGATGATATTCCTATGAACGGTAGACTACAAATTATGGGTTCAGCTAACGGACAGTTTGCTAAAACAGATTATTCTCCTAAATCAGAAGAAAGAGATTTTTATATTTTTCCTTATGATATGAGACACTGTGTTTATCCTCATACCAATCCTAATGCAGTAAGACGTACGCTTGCAGCTAACATGGATGTTGATTATAATCCCGTAGCAACAAGGACAGCAGGATGAATCCAACAGAACCTACTTGGAAAAGCTATATTGTAGAAACAACACAACCTATTTTTACACCACAGCAATGTCAGTTAGTAATTAACAAAGGCATGAGTTTAAAAAAAGAAGAGGCTAAAGTGGGTATGAATCGACCTGAAGGAGGACTTGATATTAAAAAAAGAATTACATCTATTAGTTGGATACCTTTTAAAGATATGCCAGAAATGTACAAAGACATTGAAGCCACTATGTTAAAAGCTAATAATAATCATTTTGGTTTTGATGGTATGCGATTAACAGAAATTGCACAGTTTACACATTATCTTACAGGTGGATTTTATGATTGGCATATGGATAATGATGTATTAGGAAAACATCAACCTCCTGTTCGTAAAATATCGATGACTCTTTTATTATCTGATCCTTCTACGTTTGAAGGTGGAGAACTAGAATTCATGCACAAAGGAAAAACCGCAAAATTAAAACAAGGCCAAGCTATATTCTTTGCCAGTTGGTTACAACATCGAGTTAAACCAGTTACCAAGGGTGAAAGAAAATCTTTAGTTATGTGGTTTGGAGGGCCTCCATTTAAATGATTACGGAGTATCATTTTCCAACACCTGTTTACATCAAAGAAATTCCTAATGCTGTAGAACTTAATCACTATTTAGAAAAACAAATTTTAAAATGGAATAAAGAAGATCCCAAAGGCGTGAGTAAAACTAATGCAGGAGGTTGGCATAGCACAACGGATATGAACAAAAAGCAAGAGTATGATCCTTTATCAAAAGAACTTTTTAATATGCAGGATGAGATTTTTCAAAAAGAATATTTAACTATGAAACCTGTGCTGGGAAATATGTGGGCTAATATTAATCCCCCAGGAGGATTTAATAGACCTCATCTACATCCTAATAGTTTATTTTCAGGAGTGTATTGGATTAAAGCTCCTAAAAAATCTGGTAATTTAATGTTATACGAGCCTAGACCTGGCGCACAATGTACAATGCCAAATAGAAAAGAAGGAAAACTACCCTCTCAATTATGGAGAGAAGTACATTATGAACCTAAAGCAGGAACTTGTATTATGTTTCCATCTTGGTTATGGCATGAAGTGAAACCTAATAATAGTAATGATATACGAATATCCGTATCTTTTAATTTTTTACAACGATGAGTTTATTTAAACAACATAAATATGTGGTTATACGAAACGCTATATCCTTTGAGTTAGCTAACTTTGCTTTTAATTATTTTTTAATGAAACGTGATGCAACACAATGGATGCATAAAAACAATTACGTATCTGAATTTACACCTGGTTTTGGCACATGGAAAGATAAACAAGTTCCCAATACTTACTCCGTTTATGGAGATACCTTTATGGAAACGTTAATGATGAAAGTCTTACCGGTCATGGAAAAACATACTGAATTAAAACTATTACCAACGTACACTTATACTAGGGCTTATAAAAAAGGAGATATATTACACCGACACAAAGATCGACCAAGTTGTCAAATCTCAACGACACTGCATTTAGGAGGCAATGAATGGCCTATTTACCTTGATCCAACAGGTGCGGATAATATTTTATCAGGCCGAGAAACAACAACCGTAGTCAAACCTAATGCACCACAAGGCGAGCGAGTAGACCTAAAAATAGGAGATATGCTGGTTTATAGTGGTTGTGAGCTAGAACACTGGCGAGAAGCTTTTGAAGGAAACGTTTGCGTTCAGACGTTTTTACACTATAATGATGCTCAAGGTAGATTTGGTCAAGAGAATATCTTTGACAAAAGACCTATGTTGGGTATACCAAAATAGTTGATCCTACCTACATTTTAGTATAATTAAATACAAAGAGATTTTGTATGCTACAAAAAGTAAAATTCGCACCAGGATTTAATAAACAAGTTACGGCTACCGGCGGTGAAAACCAATGGGTCAGTGGCGATTTTGTGCGTTTTAGATATGGAACACCTGAAAAAGTAGGAGGCTGGGCTCAGCTTGGAGACAATACACTTACAGGAAGAAACACAGCTTTACACCACTTTGTCAGTTCAGCAGGTATCAAGTATGCTGCATTAGGAACAAACCGATTTTTATACGTCTATTCAGGAGGAGCTTTTTATGATATAACTCCTTTGAAAAGTACAACAACTTTAACTAATGCTTTTACAACAACACAAAGCGATGCAACAGTTACGATCACGTTTGCGAGCGCTCATGGTATTTCTAAGTTTGATATTATACGTTGCGATAATTTTAGCGCTGCTACCAATTCTAATTTTGATTCTGATGATTTTGACGATACGAATTTCATGGTTACCTCCGTCCCATCCAGCACAACCCTTACAGTCGAAATGGGATCGGCCGAAAGTGGATCGGGAGCCAGTACATCCGGAGGAGTAAGAGTCAAACATTTTTATTCTATTGGTCCAGCTACAGAAGCTTCAGCCGCTGGTTGGGGTTTAGGTTTATGGGGTGGTACCGTTGCTGGAGAACTAACGGATACATTAGATGGAGCTTTAACAAGTGGTTCATCAAGTATTGTTCTTGATGATTCAGCTTCTTTTCCTGCATCAGGAACGGTATTAATTGACAACGAACGTATTGCTTATACCACAAACACAACAGGAACCAATACACTATCAGGATTGACACGAGGTGCAGATAATACAACTGCTGCATCACACTCCGATGATGCAACGGTAACCGATGCATCAGATTATACAAAATGGGGTGCATCACAAACAGGAGATATTGTAACCGCTCCTGGTTTATGGACACTCGATAATTTTGGAAATAAACTTATAGCAACGATTGTCGATGGCTCATCTTTTGAATGGAATGCTAATGCAACAGGAGCAACGTCCACTCGTGCAACGGTTATATCAGGTTGCCCAACAGCAACAACACAAACTTTAGTATCTACACCGGATCGGCACTTAGTTGCTTTTGGTACAGAAACAACAATCGGTACAACATCAACACAAGATGATATGTATATAAGATGGTCGGATCAAGAATCTTTAACGTCATGGGCACCTACCGCAACCAATACCGCAGGCACACAGCGACTGGCAGATGGTACAAGAATTGTTGGAGCTATAAGAGGTCGTGATGCTATTTACATTTGGACCGATACTTCTTTATTTATTATGCGATTTGTGGGTGCTCCTTTTACTTTTTCTTTTCAACAGGTTGGTACGAACTGTGGACTCATTGGTAAAAATGCAGCGGTAGAAGTAGATGGCTCGGCGTACTGGATGTCAGAAAATGGTTTCTTTAGATATACAGGTCGATTAGAATCTTTACCGTGTTTAGTTGAAGATTATGTTTATGATGATATTAACACGGTTCCTAAAAATCATATTTACGCAGGATTGAATAACTTGTTTGGTGAAGTCACATGGTTCTATCCTGGAAGTGGTTCAGCATCGAACAATCGATCAGTCACTTATAACTATATGGATTCATCACCCCAAAGAGCTGTATGGACAACAAGCTCGCTAGCAAGATCTGCATGGTCAGATTCACATATTTTTGGCAAGCCACATGCAACGGAGTATGACTCAGATTCAACAAGTGATTCAACGGTGGGTAATACCGATGGTTGTACAACATACTATGAACATGAAACAGGGAACAATCAAATTAAAGCTGGAACAGCAACAGCGATTACAGCTAATATACAATCAGGAGATTTTGATTTAGGTGTACAAGGTAATCTTCAAGGAGATACTAATGCTGGTGAAGTAATGATGAAAATAAGAAGAGTACTACCCGACTTTTTAACACAAACAGGAACAACAAGAGTGACACTTAATTTAAAAAATTATCCAACGGATTCGGAAGCGAGTTCTTCACTAGGTCCTTTTGATATTACAGCATCAACCGATAAAATAGATACTCGTGCACGAGCGCGTGCAATTGCTTTAAAAGTATCCAATACAGGATTAGCACAACACTGGAAAGTGGGTACCTTTAGATTAGATATACAACCGGATGGAAGACGATAATGGCTAGAATTGTACAATCTTTAACACAACCTTTACCCGAGTATGATCAACAGGTTCAACAATCCTTTGTAAGAGATGTGGATTCTGTGGTACAAAAACTTAACACAACGTTTCAACAAGATATCAAAGAGGAAGCAGAAGCCATTGCTTTATTTTTAGCCTAATGTCAAACGCATTTGTCAATAAAAAAGTCGATTTAACGAGCACCAGTGCTACAACAATCTATACGGTGCCGACAGCTACAACTGCTGTCATTAAATCTATACTCGTATCTGAAGATTCTGGTAATGCTGATACCATTACCGTAACCATAACTGACACTGATTCAGCTGTTTTTAGTCTATTTAAGACTAAGGCGATATCAGCAAACGCAACATCAGAGCTGTTAACTGGCCCTTTAGTCGCTGAGGAAAGCGAAATTATAAAGGTTACCGCAGCGACTGCTAATAGGCTTCATGTGGTGCTATCTGCCCTTGAAATTAAGCCTAGAGAAGTTACAACATAAGCTTGATTTATTAAATTAAATTAAGTAATAGTATATACTCAGGTTAAAACCCTGCCTTTAAATAAATAACCTATAATAAATATGATAACACGAGCACAGATTCGCAGACAATTACGTAAAAATGGTGGCATTATGAATGCCGTTCCAAGACAAGGATACTTCTTAGGAGGCGTCGGAGATTTTATTGGTGATGCTTTAGGAAAAGTTGGTAAAGTTGCAAAACAAGTTGTTAAAAGCCCTGTAGGTAAAGCTGCACTTTTAGGTTTAGGTGCATATTATGGTGGTCCTTCAATTATGAAAGGACTAGGTTCTATAGGACCTAAAATAGGACAAGGTTTAGGCGCAATGAAAAGTGGGTTGTTTGGATCTGTGGCACCTAATTTAAGAGCAGCAGGTATGCCATCTTTTTTAGGAGAAACAGGTTTTACTAGTGCTCCAGGAATTTTAGGTAAGTTAGGATTAACTAAAGGTGGTGGATCTATGGGATTAACAGGCCTAGGCAAATTAGCTGGTGGTGCTGGATTACTTACTTACTTTATGTCTAAAGGTAAAACAGAAGAAGAAGCAAAAGAATTAGCACAAGATGTGTATCGAGGTGAAGGTTTAGGATTAGATATAATTCAAGAAGATATGAAAAACTATCGATCAGGAGCTTTAAGTGGATCTCAAGCATACGACAAAGGTTATCGTTTTTTAACACCAAGAAGTTATATGCAAGCAGCGACGGGTGGAAGAGCAACTTTAAAAGAAGGAAGTAAAGGACCTCACGGAAAAACAGATAAAGAAGTATTAGAAGAATTATATCCAACACTATTTAGTGACACGACAACAAGTATTGAAGGGTCACCGAAGAAAAAAAAGAATTACAAGAAAAAAGCTGATGGCGGAAGAATTGGAAAATATGGTGGTGGCGTTACAACTGCTATGCCAAGAATACCAACGGGTATGCCAAGAGTAAACGCTGGTGGAATTAGTGAATTAGATTATAGACAAGAAGGAGGCTTCGTGCCGATGGGAGTAAAAGAAAAAGCAGATGACGTTCCAGCAATGCTAAGTAAAAATGAATTCGTTATGACCGCTGATGCCGTTAAAGGTGCAGGTGGAGGAAACGTTGAAAAAGGAGCACAAAAAATGTACAATACAATGAAACAATTAGAAGGAAGAATAGCGTAATGGCAATAACAGAAACAAGAACACTACCCGCACAGTTTATAGAAGATTTAGGTCGAGACTATGGTAAGCAGATATCTGCTTTAACGTCTTTACCGATGGACACTTCTAAGTTTGCACCTACCGTTGCAGCTCAAGATCCATTACAAACCGCAGCTTATACACAAGCAACCGATGCTACAACAGGCTTGGGTGCTTACCAACCTTTTTTAACAAAAGCAACAACAGCTGCTGATGCAGCAACTGCTTTAACGGGAACGGGTGCAGGCACAGGAGCAGGTTCTATTGCTTCTTATATGTCACCCTATCAATCAGATGTTATATCAACGGCTCTTGCAGAATTTGATAAGCAAGCAGCTATGAGACAACAAGACATTTCTGATGCAGCCGTTAGGTTAGGTGGTTTTGGTGGTGGCAGAGAAGGTGTTATGCAGTCCGAGTATCAATCAACGAGTGATAGAAATCGAGCAGCATTACAAGCAGGATTATTACAACAAGGATTTCAACAGGCGCAACAAGCAAGACAACAAGATTTAGCAAACCAAAGAGGAATTGCAACACTTCAATCAACTTTAGGTGGAGGTGCACAGCAATTAGCACAACAACAAATTTCAGGTTTAGGAACATTAGGTGGCGCACAACAAGCGCAAGCTCAAGCTATAGCGGATGCTCAGCGACAAGCAGCTCAAACAGCAGCTTATGAACCTTACCAAAGATTAGGAACGTACGGTGCAGGTGTAGCATCATTAATATCAGGCTATCCAGCACAATATCAAACAGGACAAACACCAAGTGCAAGTCCATTACAAACAGCTTTAGGTGTAGGTACAGGCCTTGCAGGTATCTATGGTGGACTTACAGGAAAAAATCCATTTCAAGCGATAGGTAATGTATTTGGAATGGGAAAATAATGTCTAGAATACTAAAAAGACCGATGTTTAGAAAAGGTGGCTTGTCACAAGAGACGGGTATCATGTCTGGATTAGATCGAAAAGGATATGCTCAAGGAAGTTATGCGCCTAGAGTTAAATATCAAACAGGATTTCCAGGAGTTCTTACTGGTTATCAAATTCCTTTTGGAAAAACTGGACAACAAATAGCATCTGAAGCAGCGAAAAAAGTAAGCAATCTAAGTAAAATTGGAAGTTTTTTTAAAAGTCCTACATTTAGTGAAAGAGGACTTTATGAATTAGCTAAAAAAGTAGGAACAAGAGGTTCGGGTATTGCATCAGCATTTGCACGAAGATTTCCTAAAACAGGTCCTTTTCAAGCTTTAGCACTTAAGGCTGCACTTACGGAACCAGGAGAAGTTGAAAAAGAATATGACATTAGTAAACTTGAAAAATTATTAGCAAGTTCTTTACCCGGAGCTGGACAAGAATACTTACCTTTAGCTATTAGAAATTTAATAGGTAAAAAGAAAGAAGAAGAGCCTGAGGTTATACCGCCACCACCTCCTGAAAAAATTAAAGATCCTGAAAAATCTTTAATGGATGTGTATGAAGAAAACAAAGGTATTATAGACGAAGTTATGGGAAGTGCTGACGAAGATACTAAAAAATCTATGTATCTACAACTTGCTAAATTTGGAGCAGGATTAGCTGCACAACCAGGCGGAGACTTAGTAGGAGCTATAGGTAGAGCCGCAGAAAAACCATTAGAAGGTGTTGAAGGAACATTAGCTGAAAAAAGAAAAAGTGACAGGCAAACTAAACTAATGGCTTTACAAAAAACTTTTGATGACATGAAGGAACCTGAACAAATTAAATTAGTTAAAGCCATTCAAAAGGAATATGGATTTGATAGCTTTAAAGAAGCATATGATTATGTCAGTAGACCAAAAAGAAGTTCAGCTGAAATAAGAGCAGACGATGAATTTTATAGAAAAACTGCAACAGAAATGGATGTAAGTACAGAAGGTTTTAGAAGAGAAATGCAAAAATTAGATGATTTGGGTCTTGGGGATTATGTGGGTTATTTCACAAGAACAGATGCTAAATTACCAGAGAAACCTGAAGATAGAATACCTGGGGAATATTATGTTGATGCAAAAGGGCGACCTGTAAGGTATATGCCTAGTCTCAAACCACCTTTACAACAACCACAAGATACAGGTTTTAAGGTTGAAGTAAAACCTAAAAAAACAAAGTAGGAGGAATGCATGGCTTTAACTGAAGCGGAAGCTCTTGGACCTACAGCAACAGCAAGAAAAAGAAAAGCAGATGAAACCGGTTTTATTGAATCAGCGTTAGCTGGAGTTGCAACGGGTGTCATTAATATACCTAAAGGGTTTCTATCATTAGGAGCAGAACTAGTAGATTTAGGATTAGGAACAGAAACAGCCTCATCCGTTGAAAAATTTTTTGACGATCTTAATCCTTTTGATGATGAAGCAGAAGCAAGAACCATTGGTCGAATTACACAAGCCTTAGCACAAATAGGTATACCTGCTTATCAGGGAGCTAAAATTGGAATGACTTTAGCTAAAAATGCAGTTGACGCTAGAAAACTTGGAAAATACGCAGAGCTAAGTAGATTTGGAAAAGTAATTAATAATGTTAAAACTTCTCAATTAGCTGGAGGTGTAGGTGGAGCTGCAGTTGGAGAAGCTATAGTTTCTGATGAAGATATTGGAACACTTGGTGATATGTTAAAAGGTACTTCTTTAGAACCTTACGCTATTACCATGATGAATACTGAAGAGAAAGAAGGAAGAGGAGAAGCATTTCGTAGATTATCTAACAGAGTTAAATTTGCAGTAGATGGTTCTTTATTTAATTTAGGAATAGCTGGAGCAGCTAAAGGTGTATCAGCAATAAGAAGACCTTCAAAAACAGGGCTTCAAAGATACGCTGAAAATGATTTAAAAGCATTATACGAAAAATATATTAAATTTGGTTTTGGTAAATCAGGTATGTTACCCGAAGTAGCTTTCGAATCTAAACGACTAGGTTTAGATGCAGCAGAAGCAGTTAAATTTGAAGCAGGAGTAAGAGTTGATAAATTATTTGATGCAGTTGACAAAGTAGTTCCCACAATTGAAAAAAGTATTTTTAAAAATGAAGAAGGTTTTCTAAAACAAATACAAGATATTATGCAACCTCTTCCAGGAAAAAAAGCAGAAAGTTTAACAATAACTAATTTACCAGAAATGATAGAAAAAAAATCTGGAATAAAAAATACTGCTAGAAACCTTTTAAAATTTGAAGATACCTCAGATGGCTTTAGAAAGTTAATTACCCAAGAAGGACCCGACGGATTATTTAGACCTGACGACTATGAAATAGTTAAAGGCGGAAAAATGGATAAATTTTTAAGAGAGATTGAAAGAAGTGTTGGTGGCAAACAAGGTAACGAAGTAGCCAAAGAGTTTGAAAAAATAGTTTTAGAGATGAGAACGGGCGTGGATAACATGACAGGTAAAATACTACAAAAAAATTTAAAAGGTGACTTATCTATAAAACTACAAAATGAAATAGGTAATTATCTTACTGCAGATTACAGACAGTTTGATCAATCCATATTTCCTTTTTTTAGAAACGCAGCAGCTAATGAACAAAAAGAAAAAGCATTAAAATATTTATTAGATAAAAGAGTTCAAACCGAAGCAGCTGGAAGAGGTGTTAAACCTTCAATAATTAAAGGTGACGAAGAATTTATGAAAGCAGCTAAAAAAGAAAGCGAAGACAAAATTGCAAGATATTTAACAGCGAAAAGTATAGATGATGTAGAAGCCATACGAGCAGCAGAAACTTTAGGAGAAGCTAAGGTAGGTAAAGCACAGAAATATCATGCAGGAAAACCTAGAAATAAAGTCGAAGCTAAATTAGAGGATGAAGTAATTAAAGTTAATCCAGAAATATTAACAAGCAAAAAATTAAATGAATTTGAGGAAATTTTATTTGGTAGAATAACTGATCCAAAACATACCTATCTTTCTAGTATGAGTAAAATGGCTAGTTTAAATCATACTTTAGAGTTTATGGATGATATTGGAAAACTAGGTTCTAAAAAAAGTTCTAATCAATTTGTTTTTGGTGATGGATCTGGAGAACAAAGTGCTATTCGAGATTTATTAAATATAGATCCTAAAGTTAAAAACTTAACACCAGACCAATTAGCAAGTGGGAGAGCAGCTTTAAATGATCCTAAACAATTTAAAAAAGTAGAACCTGCTTCTAAAAGTACAAAATTAATTGGATTAAATCCTTTAGAAGGAAAATATGTTAGAGCACCTATTTATGATGATATATTTGAAACAACAGTTCAATTTTTAAATACGAATAAAATAGGAACACTTTATAAATATGGAGTATTAGCACCTAAAGCTATATCTCAAGTGACTAAAACTATTTTATCTCCAATTACTCATGCTAGAAATTTAATTAGTGCAGGGGCTTTTGCAGCAGCTAATGGAGCAATCATACCAACAGGGACAGATTTTAGTTCGCTACTTCCCAGATCATTAGGTGGAGATGTATTTAAAGCGGCAGGCACTGGAGAGGGATTATTAGAAACAGCGAAAAGATTAACTTATGGAAGAGTTAGAGGTAAGTTAAATAAAGCTGATATTGAATTATATGATAGATTGTTAAGAGCAGGAGTTGTTCAAACCCAACTTCAAGCTGGAGAATTAAAAAGATTAAAATTAGATTTTTATAAAAATGCTTTTGTAGATCCCGCTAAAACAGAAACTAAAGCTTTTAGAGGTTTGTTAGAAGGTTTTAGAAAAGGTAAAAAAGTTTACGGAAAATTTCAAGATGCTTATGTAGCTGAAGATGACTTTTGGAAAACAATTACGTGGGGATTAGAGCGTAATCGTTATGAAGATGTTTTTACAAAAAAAGGAATTACCGCGGGTAATTTTCAAGAAGCTTTAAAAGGAGGAAAAGGTTTTGAAAACATTACTAATTTTTTACAAGACGGAGTAAAAAGAAATTACGATATAGCAACAAAAACTTATAAAGGAACATACGATCAATTTTTAGATGAGTTTGCAGCTAATTTATCTCGTAACTTAGTTCCTAATTATTCTTATGTTGGAAGAGCAGGACAAGCATTAAGACTTTCTCCTTTTGGAAATTTTATAGCTTTTCCTTTAGAGATACTAAGAACAGGATCTAATATTATTGAACAAGCTATTAAAGAGAGAGCAAGTGGCATACCAGAAATTGTTAAACTAGGTAACAAAAGATTATTAAGTTTTGGTATAACTGTTGGAGGTATTCCAAAAATAGCTCAAGAAACATTTAAAGCAATGCATGATGTAAGCAACGAAGAAATGGAAGCGTTGAGAAGAGTTGTTCCTGAATGGTCTAAAAATTCAACATTGCTACCAATGGGTAGAGATAAAAATGGTTACTTAAAATACGTAGATTTTAGTTATTCTAATGCTTATGACACTTTAATGAGACCTTTTAATACTGTAGCTAATGCTATTGCGGACGGCAAAAATGATGAAGCTTCATTAAAACAAGCTTTAGGATCAGGTTTACAAGAATCGGCTTCTGAATTGTTAAGACCTTTTACAGAGGAATCTATTTTTACAGAAGCTTTAGTAAATTCAACTATTAGAAGAGGAATAGGTAAAGATGGTAAAAGAGTATGGTCTGAAGCAGACGATCCTTTTATTAAAATAGTCAAAGGTATAGGTCATGTATCTAAGTCATTTGAGCCTGGTTCTTATCAACAATTAAAAAGAATAGGTAATAGCCTTTTAGGTAAAACAGATCCTAAATATGGAAGAGAATATGATTTATTTGATGAGTTACCTGGTTTGGCAGGTTTTGGAATAAAACAATCAGATCCCGAACGATCTTTAATTTATAAAACAACAGCGTTTAATTCTGATTTAAAAAAAGCAGAAAATTTATTTACCTCTCCTTTATTAAAAGGAGGTAGAGTTTCTCCGGAAGATATTATTAGTCTTTATCAATACTCGGAATCTAGAAGATTTCACACTTTAAAGAAAATGGCTAAAGATGTAGAGGCTATGAGGAACCTTGGAATGTCTGATTATAAAATAAGAAAAGAAATAGAAAAAAGAAAAGGTTTAGGAAAAGATGTTGTTAATGATTTAATGTTGGGTGTCTATACTCCTAAAAAACCAAGTGAGTTTTTTGTAACAAGAATGGGTGAAATTAATAGAGATTTAAATCAAAAAGAAGGAAGAAGTGTACCTAATCCTTTTTATTTAGCACTATCTTCTCTTAATAATATTATTAATAAAAATAGAAGAATAGATTTAATAGATGGTAGTTTATCAATGTCAGATTTAGGAGTTGAAGGCATGGCCCAAGGCGGACGTGTTGGTATGCAAGAGGGCGGAGAAGCGGGAGACAAGGAGCTAGCAGCGAGTGTATGGGTAACCGAGCCAGAACCTGTGAAGCAATCTTTTGAATATGATTTTAATAGATACTATGAAAGTGGTATATGGATGGAAAAAGTTAAAGCCCCTGAAACACCTAAACAACCATTGCCTCCAACTCCACCTGTAAATGCAAACGCTATAAAAGATATGAGAGTTAATGCCAATGTTATGCAAACAGGGTTGACACCAACTGAGCAAGCTTTATTATCACCTGAAGAACAAGTAATGAGATTAAAACAAAGAGGAATTGCAAGAGCATAATGGCTATAACAGATACTTTAAATTTAAACGCGCAACAGGTGGCAGAACAAAATCCAGAGCTTCATGAAATGAGACAGAAGTTTTTTGGACAAGACTATCTTTCTGATATTGAAAAAGGTGACACAGGAACTGTTCAATACTATACAGGTCTTGGAAATCCTAATGCTATAAGTTATACCGAAGCACCGATAGAAGAACCTATTGTAGATACAAGCACACCCGTTGTAGATACAGGTGGCGGAGGTGGACAAAACGTTGTTACCGGTGGTGATGGCATTATAAGCACTGCACCTGCAATGGATCAAGCTGCAGCCATAGAAGCAATGACACAACCCGAAGCTTATGACATTCCAGGAACAATGCCTTTAACACCCGTTAGTGGAGCGTTTGGACCTTTTGATTATCTTCAACCTACTACTCCAATTACACAAGACCCTATGACAGGAGATGCTAGCATCGCAGAAGCAATCGCAGCTCAAGATAGACAAGATGCTTTTGATCAACAATTTGCTTTTGAAGATCCAAAAGCTTTAGCAGCAAGAGGTATTGAACCTGACTCAATATTACCAGAAGCAAGACCTGATGATCTTTTACCAGAAGGGTTTGATCCTTACTTTTCTCTCGAAGCTCCTGATATAACACCTTTTGAAAGAACACCACAGTTAGAAGAAACTCCTATTATGTATTCTGAGTTTGATGATTTAGAAGCAGATCCAGGAACTCAACCTATAGAAGGTATAACTCCTGAAGCACAGAGTGCATGGGAAAAAGTTAAAAGTGGAGTATCCACAGCAGGAGATTTTATAAAAAATTATGGAATGTCAGCTTACAATTTATTAGCAGGAAGTCCCATTGGAGCAGCGGCTAGTTTACTCACTCAACCTTTTACGTCTTCAGAATCACAAATAGAATATGAATCTTATTCACCAGAAACAAAACAAGCTGTAGATCAAGCTTATGGACCAGGGGGACTTATGGAAGGATACAATACTGTGTCTATGATGGGTGAAGGAGTAGAAGCAACGATTCAAAAGAGAATAGATACTATTAATGAAACACTAAAAACTAAGGACAGTAAAATTTTAGAAGATAGAAAAACAGAATTAACAAATTTATTGAATACGGTTCAAAAAGATAAAGGTAAGCAAATAACAGATCAAGATCTTGCCATTGCTACAGGTATCGAAGCAGCTGATGAAGAACCATCAGCTATAGTAACAGAAACACCAACACCAACTGTACCAGACTTTATTAGTGGTGCAACTACTTCAGTACCAAGAGGTGGAGGCGCAGATGTTATGGATGCACCTACAAAAACAACAACCACAACAACACCAAGCGACGGAGGTTTCGGTGATGAAACAGGACGAAGAGGCAGTGGTGATCCGGCACCATCAGCTCCTAGTGGAAGTACAGCACATGGAGGACCATCTTACGGACCTCATGGAGGAGCAAGCTACGGACCTCACCAAGGTGGCGGTGGAGGCGGAGGCGGCGGCGGTGGCGGTGGTAAAATCGTTTGCACGATGATGAACGATTCTTATGGCTTTGGATCATTTAGAAATAAAATTTGGTTAAGACAATCTAAAAACTTAGCACCAGAATATCAAATAGGATATCATAAAATATTCTTACCACTCGTTAAACTATCTAAGAAAAACATTGTTCTTAAGAAAATATTAGAACACATTGCGATTCATAGAACTATTGACATTAGACAAGAATCTAGAGGAAAAACACATATGCTAGGTAGAATTTATAGAAAAATATTAGAACCAATTTGTTATTGGGTAGGAAAATATGGCAAAAGAACCTAAAACAGCTAGCGAACATATCATCGCCTTATACGGACATATCAAAGGTCTAAAGCGAGAAATATTTTCTATTAAACAAAATCACTTAAAACATATGCATGAAGATATTGACAAGCTACATATTAAGATGGATCGATTTTTATACTGGCTTTTAGGTGGACTTGGGGCTATTGTTTTAACTTTACTAGGAACTTTATAATGGACAAAATTAAAAAATTATTTCAAGACAAACATGGAAGACTTGATTCTTCAAAATTCATTTTACATGGATACAGAGTTGCAGTAATCATTTCTATACTTGTATTATTCTTAAAATAGTGTATATATAAGTCAAGAGTGCTTTAGGAGGCTCTTACATTATTAACTGTCTAACAAAGGAGGTTATATGACTCTAATAAACTTAAACAATTTCCTAAACCATGCAATCGGATTTGAAGATGTCTTCAGACGCTTCGATCGTTTGCCTACAATCAATGCAGGCTTTCCGCATTATAATATAAAGAAAGCAGGCGAAGATAAATACACATTAGAAATGGCTGTGGCAGGTTATAAAAAATCTGACATTAGTGTTAACGTGACTGATGGTGTGTTGTCTATTGAAGGAACATCTTCAGAAGATAAAGAAGAGTTTGTTCATAAAGGTATTGCTAAAAGAGCATTTAAAAAGCAGCTACAACTAGCTGATTATGTTGAATGCAGTGGTGCCAAGTTGGAAGATGGAATGTTGAAAATTAATTTAAAACACAATCTACCTGAAAACAAAAAAGCAAAACAAATTGCTATAAAATAGTGGATCTTAAAATTTCTAGCGCGTCACGCGTATATCCTACAATTTAGAGGATTAGATCCAATCTTTTAACTCTTCACCCATTACTTGAGTGGCGATGTTAACTTTTTTGCGGAGGGCTTTGACGATTTTTTCATCAATAGTATCCTCCGCAAGAATATCAATATAAGTCATTGGTTTTTTCTGACCTATTCTATCTATTCGTGCTTCAGATTGTTGACGTTTTTCTAAATCATAACCATTAGAATAATAAATCATAGTAGAGGCACCGGTAAGAGTAATTCCGTATCCGCCGGTCTGTGGTGTGCCTACTAAAAATCTTACTTTACTTTCTGGATTTTGTATTTCCCTTATTGCTTTTTGCCTATCTTCACTTGTTGTATCGCCATAGTAAGTCATTACAGAACCAGGATATTCTTTTTCTATTTCTCTTACAATTGTAGCAATATCATAACGATAATGAGCCCAAATAACAGCTTTACCTTCAACTTCGTCAATAAGTTCCATCAGTTCATCAATACGGTTATTTTTAATTTCTTGAACCGAATCATCATCAGCTTTAAAATGACCACAAGTAATTTGATGTAAGCGCATTAACTGTGTCAAGGCGGTAGCAGTCGTTACCATTTTACCATTCATCTCAGCTAAAGCCAATCGTTTCATTTGCTCATAGAGTTTTTTCTGTTCAAGAGATAACTGAACTACTCTTTTCATATAAGTTTTTGAAGGTAAATCTAAACACTCATCTTTTAATACTCGATAAGAAAAAGGTTTTATTTTCTCTGATAATTCTTCAAGATTATGATAACCAGTAACAATTTGAACCGATCGTCCATTAAAGTTAGCTGTTTTCATAATCGCATATCTAGTTCTAAAACTATAATAGGATTGATGGCCTAATAACCAAATATCAAGAAACTCACATTGTTTATATAAATCTAAAGGAGATTTAGTAACAGGAGATCCCGTTAAAATTCGTCTATATTTTGCTTGTTTGCCTAAAGCAACAAGAGCCTTTGTTCTTTTAGCACCTGGATTTTTAATGGTAGTAGATTCATCAATAGCCATTAAAGCATTGTGTGAATTTAAAAATCGACTAGCAAATTCAACACCTTTTTTTGTAGAAAAAGCCTCTACGTTCATAATAAGAATGTGTAGATCTATTTCAGGTTTAAATAAACTATCTAATTTTGCTTTTTGTTTTTGATTAATATTTGCTTGCCACAAAATTGCCTTTTTTTGAATATGGTCTACTAAATGTTCTGGTATTTCAGATTCCAACCAATTTTTATATACTCCTTTAGGAGCTACAATTAAAGCACCATTAATTTTACCTTTATCATAAAGTATTGATATATTATCTAACAATACTTTAGATTTACCCGTACCCATTTCCATGAAGTAGGCAAATACCTCTTTATTACACGACATTTCCAATGCTTTTAATTGATGAGCATAGGGTTTTGTTTTAAATTTATAATTCATAATTTATATTTCTTCTTTCTATTGACTTTTATATAATAAAGTCCTATGTATTGTCAAGAAAGTTATGAGTGAATATACAGATCTAAAAAAGAATAAAGAACCTATCGTTTATGTGCTGCAAGAATTACCCGGCACTAGAATGGGTCGTCCTAAATTTAATATTATGGGTGCTCAAAAATACGGTAAGTTAAAAGTGTTGTTAAGAGAAGACACACAAATTATTCTAAGTCCAGGTCCTATTATTTTTGAATTAAGACGTTTGTTAAAGGAATACAACTCTAACGATTATTTATTATTATCGGGAGATCCATCAGTTATTGGCTTGGCATGTGCCATTGTATCTGATATAAACAGTGGTAGATTTAATTTATTAAAATGGGACAGACAAGAAAAAGTATATTACCCTTTAGAAATAAATCTCTACGAGAAAGGAAAGATAGATGAATAATATAAACTTTGAAAAAGATAGAGTAGATTCAGTTACACAAATTGATTCTACAAAAACATTGTCCGATGAAGTTATTAAACTTAGAAATTTAGAAGATCAAATAGCAGCTTCAGAAGATCATACAAAAACATTAAAAGAAAAAGCAAGAGAATTATCTCAAGCAGTCATTCCACAAATGATGAAAGAGATGAACGTTACGAAATTAAAATTAAAAGATGGTGCTTCAATAGAAGTTACCAATTTTTATAGTGCCCGAATAACTCCTGACAAACAGGAAGCGGCATTTAACTGGCTTCGAGAAAACGGCTTAGGGGACATCATTAAAAATGATGTAACTGTTACCTTTGGTCGTGGCGAAGATAACAAGGCAATGGCTTATGCTACCCTTGCAAAAGGTCAAGGTTATGAACCCATCCAGAAAATAGGGGTGCATAATCAGACACTAAAAGCAGTGGTTCGCGAGCGTACCGAATCTGGAAAAGATATGCCCGCGGATCTTTTTAACACGTTTGTAGGTAACCAAACGAAAATAACTAAACGATAGGAGAAACTAGATAATGGAAACTAGAAACGAGAAGCAAGTAGCTACAAAACAAGAAGCAGGTCTGCCATCAGACGCTCTGTTTGAAGCGGACGCTAAGAAGGGTTTTGAAAACGTAGATCAAGAAAGTGTTGCTCTACCCATTTTGAAACTTTTACAAAACGGATCAGCAGAGGCGCAAAGAAAACATGCGAATTATGTCGAAGGCGCTGACCCTGGTATGTTTTTTAATACAGTGACAAGAAAACTGTATGATGGTGAAAAAGGAATTCACGTCATACCTTGTCATTATAAATTAGAATATCAAGAATGGGCCGACTTTGGTACAGGTTCAGGAAGACCAGAAAATATATTTGCTGGTAATAGTGATATTCTTTCTAAAACAACGAAAGATGCAATGGGTAAGGATAGATTACCAAACGGTAATTATATTCAAAAAACTGCTCAACATTTTGTCATCATATCAGATGGTAAAACAAGTGAGACAGCTTTGATATCTATGTATTCATCACAAGCAAAGATTTCCAGAAAATGGAATTCAATGATGATGAGCATCACTAAAGATGGAAAAAACGGTCCATATACACCGCCACCTTTTAGCCACATCTATAAGTTATCTTCAGTAAAAAATACTGGAAAGGGTAACGAATGGTATGGTTACAACATACAAAAGGTTGGAGAAATAACTGATAGTAGTATCTATAATAGGGCAAAAACATTTTATGAAAGTTGCCGTAGAACTGATCAGGTTAACGGAAAAATATCATAAGATTCCATTCCGGTTGGAATTGTGGGCGAGAGCGGGAGACTTAACTCGCCCATACTTAAGTTATGATAAAGCAATTTAAAAATATATTTGAAGGATTAAATAGTGCCTATGGTCAATATATACCTAGCAGTGTTTATTCTACAAACGGTAAGCAAAAGGGTAAACCTTTTACCGTTAAAAAACCTGTAATTGATGAGCTTTGGCAAAAACATTTAGATGGAAAAGAACCTGCACTAGGTATTATTCCCATTAACGAAAAGAATTTATGTCGATGGGGTTGTATCGATATTGATCAATACGATTTTAATCATAAAAAATTTATTAAAAAAGTAAAACAAAAAAATCTTCCTCTTGTAGTATGTCGATCTAAGTCAGGAGGAGCACACGTTTTTTTATTTGTAACAGAACCTATCTCTGCAGCAGCGATGCGATCAAAATTAAAAATTATGGCATCAGCATTGGGCTATTCTGAGTGTGAAATATTTCCTAAACAAGAATACATTTTAATTGAAAGAGGAGATACAGGTAGTTTTTTAAATCTTCCTTATCATGGAGGAGATAAAACAACACGTTATGCTTTTAAAGATAATGGCGATTCAGCAAATCTACAAGAATTTTTTGAGTTATATAATCGCTATAAATTAGATACAAATAAATTTGAAAAGTTACAAATAGAAAGTCAGAATGAACAAAACATCAAAGATGGTCCACCTTGTTTACAGATTTTATGCAAAGAAGGATTTCCTGAAGGTACACGAAACAACGGACTTTATAATATTGGAGTTTATTTAAAGAAAGCAAACCCTGATACTTGGCAAACAGATTTAGGAACTTATAACACAAGATTTATGAAACCACCTTTAAGTCCTCAACAGGTGATGACAACCATTAAATCTCTTAACAATAAAGACTATCAATACAAATGCAAGGATCAACCTATTTGTAATTATTGTGATTCTCTAACTTGTCAAACAAGAAAATTTGGTATTGGAAATGGAACTTTGATGCCAGACATATCTAATTTAAGAATTTTTACATCAGATCCACCAATATGGTTTGTAAGTGTAGGGGGTAAAACAGTTGAAGTAGATACAAAAACTTTAAGAAATTTTGATTTGTTTGATGAAGCATGTATGGAACAAATTAAAATAAAACTACCTAATGTTTCTAAACCGATATGGGGAAAAGTGATTAGTAACTTAATGAAAGCAGTAGAAGAAATCAAAGCACCAGAAAGTTTAACTTTTAAAAAGCAATTAGAAGAACATCTAGAAAATTTTACAATGGATCGAGCAGCAGGAAAACAAAAAACAGATATTAATCGTGGAGTTTCTTGGACAGACGAAGGTAAATCTTATTTTAAATTTAAAGATTTTTGGAACTACATGCAAAGAACACGATCTTGGAATATGGAAAGAAATAAAACGTCTCATAAAATACAAGAACTTTTTAAAGCTAAAGAAACTGTTTTAAAAATATCAGGAAAATCTGTAAAAGTAATGTGTATTAGTGCTTTTGCATCTAATAAAGATAACGACGAACCACCACCAATAGAAAGACCACCTTTTGTTAAATGATAAATAGAACTATTATACCTGGTCCACCAGGCACAGGAAAAACATATAGACTTGTAAACACTTACTTAAAAGAAGAAGTTGAAAAAAATAAAACTTCTTTAAAAAAAATAGGTTTTTTTACCTTTAGTAAAAATGCAACTAAAATTTCAGTTAATCGAGTAACTAAACTATTTAATAAAATAGATTACGATGAAGATTTAAAATACTTCTGTACCTTACATGCCTTAGGTAAAAGAGAGTGTGGTATTGATACAGGTAATCAACTTTTAAAAGGAAAGAAATGGGATGCTTTTAAAGCTTATGTTGGAGGTATCGCTGATAAATTAAACTTTGAAACTTATGCGACTGAAGATGGCACAATGGTCTATGGTAATGACTATATCAAACTAATTAATTTATCTAAATATAGAAAAATATCTTTGGAAAATCAATATAGTCTACAAGAACATTTACAGGACGTTAGTTACAGCAATCTTCAATACATTGATCGATGTTTAACAAAATTTAAAAAAGAAACAGGGATGTTTGAGTTTGTTGACATGATATCTCAATTTATTAAAAAACAAAAATCCCCTATCTTTGATGCTGTGTTTTTAGATGAAGCACAGGATTTAAATAATCTTCAATGGGAAATGTTTCATTACATAGAATCTAATGCTAAACGATCTTATATTGCTGGAGATGATGACCAAGCCATTATGGGTTTTCAAGGTGCTAATCCAACTCATTTTATAAGACTTCATAAAGATAAAAATACAAATATCGATTCTTCTCTAGTTAAATCAAGAAGAGTGCCTAGAGCCGTTTGGAATTTAGCAAAACAAGTTCTTGGTAAAATTCCATCTAAAGAAAGAGTTACAAAACAGTGGAAGCCTAAAAATTTTGAGGGAACAGTAAACTATGTATCTCATTTTGAACACATTGATTATAGTAAAGGAGAATGGATGCTTATGACTAGAACGAACAAGATGTTAGAACAGCTTAAAGATTATTTTGAAGATAAAGGATATTATTACGGAAGCAAAAAAGGAAACAATTTAATTAATAAAGATTTATTACAGGCCATTGATGTATGGAAAAAACTTAGTAGAAATGAATTAGTTCCTGTAAAACTAGCTCAAAAAATATACAATTATATGACAGTTAAGAGTGGTCACGTAAAAAGAAATTTTAGTAATGGAACTTCTTTAAAAGGTATTATGGAAGATTTAATCAATATAGAAGAGTTAAGAAACGAACACGGTCTTCTAGCAGCGGGAAGCTGGCAAAAAGTTTTTGATAAAGTAGATGATAAAAAGAAAACTTTCATAGAAGCTATGGAAAAAAATGGAGAAAATATTTCTCCAACAACAGAGCCAAGAATTAAATTGTCTACAATTCATGGTGCAAAAGGAGACGAAAGACAAAACACAGTTTTAATGTTGGACATTGATTACAATAGCTATAATGCTTATTTGAAAGATCCTAATCCAGAACATCGATTATTTTATGTAGGTGTTACAAGAACTGTGGAAAATTTATACTTAGTTAACCCAGCAGGAGAATACGGATATCAAATATGAGTGCATATAAAAAACAAATCGGAGGATCACATTATAAAAATATGAAAATTCAACCTAGCAAATTTATCAATGATAATAAATTGCTTTTTGCAGAAGGAAATGCTATTAAATACATCTGCAGACATAAACAAAAAGGAGAAAGACAAGATTTAGAGAAAGCAAAACATTATATAGATATGATCTTAGAAAGAGACTACCCTTTAATACCGATGACCGAAGAAGAGGAATACCGAAATGCTGGTATTACTAAGGAAGAAGCAGAAAGAACTTACCCTCCACAAAATTCATGGGGAATGATTAAACCATCAGAAACATCAAACAAGGATTGGATTAAAGGATATAAAGAATGGAAAAATAAATCATGATGTTTGAAGCTCAAACAGAGTGGATTGCTCCTGAAAACTTTCCAGACTTAAGTGGTTATAAACTTATAGCGATTGATTTAGAAACAAGAGACCCAGATTTAAAAGCAAAAGGTTCTGGCGCTGTTATAGGAAACGGCGAAATTATAGGTGTAGCTGTTGCTGTAGATGGTTGGTGTAAATACTATCCCTTTGGACATGAAGGTGGTGGTAATTTAGATAAGAAAAGAATTTTAAGTTGGATTGCTGATGTTTGTGCAACTCCGGCAACTAAAATATTTCACAACGCGATGTATGACGTTTGCTGGCTTCGCTCTTATGGTATAAAAATTAATGGTCATATTATGGACACCATGGTTATGGCTTCTCTAGTTGATGAAAATAGAATGCGTTATACTTTAAATGCATTAAGTTGGGAATATTTAGGTGAAAGAAAAAGTGAAACAACTTTAAACGAGGTTGCTAAAAATTGGGGTGTCGATCCTAAAGCAGAACTTTATAAATTACCAGCAATGTACGTTGGAGAATATGCAGAAAAAGATGCTTCATTAACATTAGATTTATTTAAAAGACTTTCTTCACAAATAAAAAAAGATAATTTAACTGAAATATTTAATTTAGAAACACAGTTATTTCCTTGCTTAGTTGATATGAAATTTAAGGGCGTCCGAGTAGACGTTGAAAAAGCTCACCAATTGAAAGAAAAATTACTTGGACAAGAAACAGTGTTGCTGCAAGAAATAAAAAAAGAAACACAAATAGATGCTCAAATATGGGCTGCAAGGTCCATTGCCAAAGTTTTTGACAAATTAAATTTACCTTACGAGAGAACTTTAAAAACAAGTGCGCCATCTTTTACAAAAAACTTCCTTTCCGAACACGAACATCCATTGGTTAAGAAGATAGCAAAAGCTAGAGAAATAAACAAGGCACACACTACTTTTATAGATACTATTTTAAGATACGAACACAAAGGTAGAATACATGCTGATATTAATCAGATAAGATCTGATCAAGGTGGCACGGTTACAGGAAGATTTTCATACTCTAATCCTAACCTTCAACAAATTCCAGCAAGAAATAAAGATTTAGGTCCTATGATAAGATCATTATTTATTCCTGAAAAAAATTGTACTTGGGGTTGCTTTGATTACTCTCAACAAGAACCAAGATTAGTAGTTCACTTTGCTTCAACAACTGCAGGAATAAAAGAAGATCCATCAGTAAAAGAAATTGTAGATAACTATGCTAGTAACGATATTGATTTTCATAAAACAGTTGCAGACATGGCAGGCATTGATCGAATACAAGCCAAAACTATTAACCTTGGATTATTTTATGGAATGGGTAAAGCTAAGTTACAAGCAGAATTAGGTTTAAGCACGAAACAAGAAGCTGAAGCGTTATTTAATCAATATCATGAACGAGTCCCTTTTGTGAAAAATCTTATGCAAGAAACATCTAGATGGGCTTCAAGAGAAGGAGAAATACGAACTCTTCTTGGAAGAGGTTGTAGATTTAATAAATGGGAACCAGCTCAATTTGGAATGCATACACCAATGACGTGGGAAGATGCAGTTAAAAAATATGGAGAAAACAGAATACGAAGAGCTTTTACATACAAAGCTTTAAACAAACTTATACAAGGATCAGCAGCGGATATGACAAAAAAATCAATGCTTGATTTATACAAAGAAGGTATTATAGCTCATATTCAAATTCACGATGAATTAGATTTATCTGTTGAGTCTCCAGAACAGGCAAAAAAAGTAGTTGAGATTATGGAGAATGCTGTTAAGTTAGACGTCCCCAATAAAGTAGATTACGAATCAGGTAAAAATTGGGGTGATATATACGATAAATAGGAGGAAACATGAATATACTAGATCAAATAGAACACCTATGGACAGATCACAAAAAATTAGTGATTGCGGCTGTAGTAATTATGGTTCTTTTAGCAATTGCATAAAAAAGGTTATATGTTAAATGGCATATTTAAACGCAAATATACCTGTGACGTACGCACAGATCAGGAGGGAATACCTTTATGACCTTAAAAAACATCATGGAGAAGTTGAAGACTGTATTATATTTGCTATGGCATCAATTACAGGGCGTCCAATATTGTTTCATGCAATTATGGAAAATGGTGCTGTCTTCTATCGTTTACCGATTTCTGCCTTTATCCAGCGAGGCTTTGATGTCAAAGAAGTTCCTCGGCCTAGACTTGACGAGTTGGAGCTTTGGAATTGTTTCAGTTACTATCCTGCTGTTACTTCTTTCGATCTCCTAGACGGACAATCTGGAAAATACATAGGAAAAGACAAAAAATGGCATTCAGGAGCTTATCTTTTTACGGTTGACTGGGGCCACCCAGAGAGTAATATACTAGATACAGATCATTCTGAAATTCCGCACGAACATAAGTGCGCTCACATACTTGCCTTGGATGATGGCAACTATGCGGCTCAGCCAAACAACAGATTAATATGGAGCATTCCTTCATTTACCGTGAAGACGGAAGTTCCTGATTGGAAGGTACAAACAAGTGATTGGAATGTTGAAGATAGTAGTAGATGGCGTACTGAAGACACAGACAACTTCTTCTACGAAATTGAGGAGAAAAAACATGATTAAAAAAATATGGAAAATTATTTGTTGGCCATGGTTTAAATTTATTAATTGGTTAGCAGAAGGATTACCAAGAAAAGATGGAAAATAGATTTTGCACAAAATGTAATCATCTCTGTCACTGTATGGAAGCGGATTTTAAAGATTGCAAATGTGAAAATTGTGAATGTTCTGAAATAAGTACAAGAGAAGAGGATGCAACTTATGAATAAAATATTTTTAATACTAGCATTTTTTGCTTTGAGCGCCTGCTCTGTCGGCAAAAAATGTGTCGTAACAGATGAGGGTAATGTTATATCTAGTTATGTTTGGTTTTATAAAGATAAACCAACAGAGCTTGATAAAATGAATTGCTTTTAGGTAAAATTATGAAATACCTGTCTACGTTTTTATTTTTGACACTATTGGTGTGTTCAACGTCCGCATACGCAGGTTCAACACAAACCAATGTTTCTGGATCTAACACAGCAATCGAAGGTGGATATACCGGTGGTGCTACAACCTATGAATCTGGAAGTTCTAGTTCGTCAACAACAAATAATACATCTAATTCAGATATAAGAAGTGCACCCCCTTCTGCGGGAGCACCATCATATAATTCTATGACACAAGATGTCTGCGCTATAGGTGCATCAGCAGGGCTACAAACATTTGGTATTGGTGTTAGTGGTGGAAAACATTTTATTGACAAAAATTGTGAACGGCTTAAACTAGCTAGGATTTTAAACGACTTTGGTATGAAAGTTGCAGCAGTTGCAATATTATGCCAAGATGAAAGAGTATTTGAAAGTATGATACAAGCAGGGACACCATGTCCGATTGATGGACGTATTGGTAAACAAGCTATGAAATTATGGGAAAAATATGATTTTGAAAGACCTGATTATAAAGCATACATTAAACGTATGAAACAAAGAGAAAAAGTTCAACCTGTCATAGACGACAAACCTCTTCCAGCAGACGTATCTACTAATAAGAAGGTTTCATGGACGACGCCAAAATAAAAATTAAAGCTATCGCAATTATTTTTTTCTGCTGCTATGCATTAGCAAGTTGTTTTTCTAACACTGTTAAAGCAGAAAATGTACTCACAGGAAACATTTTACCTAATGCTGGCAATTCAGTCAGCTCTTATAACAGCGGGACTACTCCAGTCATATCCGACAATACTTCAGATACCACGATGAGCAATAACACTACTCTAGATGGTTTTGCTATTACCTGTGATACAGCTAATGGCCAGAACGGTGGATGTGGTGCATTTTTCACCTATGACAAAGCTGTTGAAGCTGCGCATGATTTAAAAATTACGTCTACAGCAACGTTGGTAGGCATTGATGGCACCGGTCAAACGTCTAGTAATACTATTACTTCTACAACAGATAAACTTGATAATGGCATCACATTAGATAGCACCATCGACATGCAAAATTGTGAATGGTCTGGTTCAGCTTTTCGTTGCGGTGACAGCACCGGAGCCGTAGATAGCTATACCGTTAATATCCGGATACTAGATAGTAGCGATGAGGAACTAGCAGCTGTAACTCAAACAAGAACAAATGATGCAGGTTATTACGCCAACTCAGAAACTTTCACTAATCAATTAGTTTATACAGGAACTGGAGCTAGTAAATATGAATGGTCCTGGGAGGGCGTCGACGGATCTGGTTCAACGTCAAACCATACTAATCAACGAGGTCCTAACTTATTAGGAGCACAATTATTAATGACTTTTGATAGTGAAGACTATGTTACAATATCGACTGAATCACAAACTGCTCTTACAAGTGTAGAAACAACTTTTGCAGAACTAGAAGAAATTTTTGCTGAAACAGTTAGTGTTGTTGCAGAAGACCCTGTAACATTCTCTATGGAAATAGAGGAAGAGACTTCTTTTGAAGAGTTTTTTTCGTTTGAAGAAGAAGAAATTGAATTACCAATTTATACTCCGGCAGCGGCACCCATAGAAACTGTTGCCAAGATGGAAACAGCAATAGTAGAATTAAAAGAAACAAAAACAGTTCAGACTATTAAGAAACAAGTTATAGAAACAGTTCAGGAGACAATAAGTGCAAAGACAGAAACGCCTAAGGAAACATTACCAATGGTATCTAAAAAAGAAACGGTTTCATCAACGCCGAAGGAAGAACCAAAAGCGAAAGCCGTAGCCTCTGCTCCTCCAGGTAAAGAAACAGTTGCAAAAACACCCACAAAAATGGTACAAAACAAACATGAAGAAAAAAAAGAAAAAGCAGTTAAAGAAAAAAAAGAAGTTAAAGAAGAAAAAAAAGAAAAAGTAAAAAAAGAAGCTAAGATTGCTAAAAAAGAAGAAACAAAAGAAAAAGAAAGTGCTGAAAAGGAATCCAGTAGCGAAAGCCCTACAGAGGTTTCGTCAGCAAATACTTCCAAACAAAAAGAGATACAACAGAAAAAAGCTCTCGTTAAAAATATTGACAGAGTAATGGATAAGGTTGACTCTGAAGTCAAAGATATTGCAAAAAACCTAGAAATTAAAAATATTATAAAATTAGAAGCTATGGCTAGTGAACAAGCTTCATTAGATTTATACGCAAAAACCTTATTTTATGAGCCAAAAGACATCTATCTAGACCAATTAAATATCTTTGATAATAGACAAATTTACGATAATGTCAGTCTTGCAAGCTACATTAAAACTGATAAAGTGGCAATCAAGGCAAATGCCTTGCATAAACTTAATCTTAAGAAACAAAGATTATTAATAGAACTGGAGCAATTAAAAAATGGGAAAATTTAACTTAAAGGATCAGTTAGCAGGTGTGGCTGCATTAATAGCAGCTATTGTAGCTATCGGTGGTGGTTTTGTTAAGTATGGTGAAATTACAACTAAACTTAATGCACTAACTGAACAAGCTGGACCTGATCTTACACCTCTTGCATCGCAAATTGGCACTGCCAATAATGGCGTTGCTAAAAATCAAACTGATATAGCAGTACTTCAAAAAGAAATTGAATTACTTAATTTGCAAATAGAGGAAATAAAAGTAAGTACAAGTAATCCACTATCAAACTAATATGGGCAAACCATTAAAAATCTCGGAGGAAGCAGCCGTTCAGATGCCGATGAAAACCGTGGCCTCTTTGATCGCCATGGTGGCGATCGGGACCTGGGCTTACTTCGGTATAATTGAAACGCAAAATAAAATTTCAACGACATTAGAATTAATGGAAAAAGACTTAACCGAGAATACAGAATTCCGGATCAAGTGGCCTAGAGGTCAGTTAGGTTCATTGCCCGCAGATTCTGAACAGTTTATGATGATTGAGGATCTTTACAAAACCACGGATAAGTTAAACAAACACATTGATTCTATGTCTTTAAATAAAGTTAACATCGAATTTTTAAGAAAACAAATGGACAAAGTATTAATGGATATTGAAAAGCTTAAGGATGCTAACAGAGAAATACACTATAAGAACGGATCACAATAATGATTGAGACAGTTTTTGCATTACTCATGTTTGTAAACGGAGAAATTAAGGAACATCGTATTCAGCCCTCCATGGGAATTTGTTTGCGCGGAAAACGCGAAGCGGAACGCCAGTATAGTGAGACCGTATCTTATAAATGTATTAAATCTAAAGCTGAAGTTGAGATGTATCTAGGTGAAAAACACATCACAAAAATTATATTAGAATAATGGCCAAAGCAGATTACCAGGAAATTATAGCGGAATATAAAGAGCAAGTCCGAGTGCTCAAGGAGCAGGTTAATGAACTGACCGATGCCTGTAAGGCTAAAGATTCAGCCTTGAAAAGAGCGCTACAAAAGTTAGAATACACAACAGACGATTTAGATAAATTACAGGAGAAAACTGATGAAACTGACGGAAAACTTTAGCCTTAACGAGCTAACAAAGTCACAAACAGCCGAAAGAAAGGGTATAGATAATACCCCTAGTACCGAGCACCAGGAAAACCTGAAATCGCTCTGTGAGATGATCCTACAGCCAATTAGAGACCATTTTGGACAGGTTGTAAGCGTTTCCAGCGGATATCGCTCTCCAGAACTGTGTGTTGCCATAGGCAGCTCCACACAAAGTCAGCATGCAAAAGGCGAGGCTTCAGATTTCGAAATCTTTGGCGTATCCAATAAAGAATTAGCAGACTACATCGACCAAAACTTAGACTACGATCAACTCATTCTCGAGTACTGGAAAGGCGAAGATGAGCCTAACTCAGGCTGGGTCCACTGCTCCTATACAAACGGCAACAATAGAAAACAATACTTGAGAGCTTATAAAGAAAATGGTAGCACTAAGTATGAGCCTGTTTAAAAGATATAAATTAAAACTCAATCCAGAAGTTACACCGGGTGTATGCCCGCACTGTCATGAAATGTCTGACTTTGTATCCATCGTCAATGACTATTATAAATGTTTAACTTGCGGCACGGATGTCGAGCAAAAAATAAACGGTGTAATTAAATATTTACCTATTGGTAAAGATACTATCATCGACAAAGACTATGGCTAAAAAAAGGCCATTATTTGGCGTATCCAACTACAAGAAACAGACTCCTAAAAAACGCCCTGGAAGGCACGCAAAGTCATATTCTAAGCGCATTCCACGCAGAAAAAAATCTCGTGGACAAGGTTGACAACTAGCACATAATATCCTACAAATACAACAGAAAGTTATGAACATATTTTTTTTAGATGCAGATCCCAAACATGCAGCACAAATGCAATGCGACAAGCACGTTGTTAAAATGACAGTAGAGACTGCACAAATGTTATCAACCGCAGCTCGTGCTCATGGACATGATGTCGGTTATCTATCAGCTTATCCCAAGCATCCAATGACGTTATGGGTAGGTCAATCACCACACAATTTTGCCTGGACTATTATTCACGGATTAGAATTATGTAAAGAATACACGTTTCGCTACAACAAAACACATGCCACAGAAAAAATTATACATGACCTATATAGTGTCTGCAAAGGTGACTATATGAAAAAAACTGACCCACCTCAATGCATGCCCGACAAATACAAAAGTAAAGATTATATTCAAGCTTATCAAAATTTTTATCTAGGCGAGAAAAAACATTTTGCTAAATATACTAATCGTGAGACACCGGAGTTTATGAAATGACAACACAACAACAAATAGACAACGCAGCTAAAAACTGGGAAAAAACTAGAGAAGAAAGATACAAAGAAGAATGGTACAATCTAATAAGGAAATGGAATGAAGAGTCTCATTATCATACTAAGCATAGGGTTTATAGAAATACCATACGAAAATAAACTAACTTGTGTAGAGCAAGGATCCATGTGGCTAGAGATACACAGCAAGCATCGGGCGACAGGCGACAAGAATCAAGGATTATACACGAGAGACGGGAAACTTGTCTACGGATTTTTCTGTCGTTAAATACTAGATTCTGGATTGCAATGAAAAGCAACAAAAAGTCTTTGTTGTTCAGCTAATTTTCTATCGATTGCTATAAACACATTATAGCCCTCTTTATACCCTGCACTAACACACGCAGTGTGGCTATCATACTCACCAGGAACGGTTATTGGTGGCACTATACAAGAACCATGTATCGCTGAGCACACCCATAATATTAAAAAAAACTTCATTGACAAACTTGTAATTTATGAATAATATCCTATATTGTTATAAAACAATATGGAAAGGAAAATATAACATATGACTGACATAAGTAAATATAAAAACGTTTCTCTATCAAAAGATACTTATTCTAAGATAGATAAATTAAGACGAATCATTACACCCAATACAATAATGAGTCGAAGTCAAACCATTAATATTTTAGTTAATAAAGAAGTTAAAAGACTGAATGGAAAGGCATCAGATGTTTAAAGTACCCGAAGAAGATCGAAAAATTTTCTTGGAATATTTAGCCAAGAAACCTTATATTGAAGTTGCAGGACTTGTGGCAAGGATTGCAGCCTGGGCTAAAATAGACTCCAAAGAGAAAAATGGAAAAGATAAAACCCAGTAAACTGATTTGTCCTGCCTGTTTAGGTAACGGTTATCGTAAGATTTTTAAAGATGCGACCTCAAATTTAAGGGTAGTTATTGACTGCGAAGCATGCGATAATCAGGGCGAGATTAAAAATGATGAAAAAAATATTTTTGCTATGCGCTATCTTAATAACGTGCTCTAGTTGCAGTGAGTTCGCTCTTCTTGCATCTGGTAGTTCCGTTGTTGTATCACAAAATGCTTATTCTAGAGCCTATAGTGGTATGGATGTGCTAACCATTATGCAAACTGATAAAGACATTAAAAGACATATTTATGACAAAGTACGAGAATATAATAAAACAGAAAGCAAATAACAAATCAATAGATTTAGATGCTATTGCTAGAAAGTATAAAATGAGTGTGACAGATGTTAAAAACATTAAACAGATGATACATGATGCAGAACTAGAAACATCATTAGTTAAAGCAGTGGGTATGAACTCACCCGAAATGAAAGCAGCTAAAGAAGAAATTAATGATCTTAAAAACAAAATAGCTTCTTTAGAAGAATGTTTAAACTCTCGTGATTACACAAGACAACATGATTACAAATTTCTAATTGATGAAAATCATCGATTAGAACAACAATATTTGGAAATCATGGCAGACAATAAAAAATTAGCTCAACAAATTGAAGACCAAGTTGATCGTTTAAGAAAGTCGGGAATGTGAAAGAAATAGAGATTAAATACAAAGAATCTCGTAGACGCGCACGACTGAACTGGGCTAACAGCGAACACGGAAAAGAGCTATCAAGAAATTATATGAAAGGTTACCGAACATTACCTTATGTTAAGGCCAAAGCACATGAGTATTATGTCAAAAACAAAGCACACTGGGGAGAAATTACCAAAGCCAAACAACGTAAAGAAAAAAACTGGGGTGGTATACGACAAGAAAATGAAGACATTAAAAGACTTCATGAAGAATGGGCTCGAGAAAATGGTTATCGAGACAATGATTTACTACATGCAACAAACTCAGAAAGAATAATTAAAGATGCCAAAGAATAAAGACAAAGAACTCCAAGATATCTACAATAAAATATTTGAACAAGCCGTTCAACATATGAAGAAACACGAACCGCAAATGGTAGCCGGTACATTGATGGCCATTGCTATACGATTGTATAAAACTAGTTTAAGCGAAGATGGTTTTTCTGAAATGTTACAAACCATATTAGAATCAGAAAAAGATGTTAAATCTTATTTTGATGATGAAGGAGAAACTATACACTAATGACTCGATCTCGATGGATTAATTCAATTTCAATGACTGTTCGTAGAGCAGTTCCTGAAACTAAGCTGTTTACCGCGGTTTTAGCACAAGCGGTGCATGATGCTTTTTCGAGTCATGTGGACAAGTTAAGTAAACAAGCGGCTAGGAACTTTTTAATTAGTAACAATGAAAATCTACAAACGATATGTGAAATGGCAGGACGCAACTCTCAGTATGTATCCGAAAAAATACGTAAGAAAATACTTAGAGAAAATGGTTGGAATGTTGATATTGCTGTAGACGGCCGTAGAAAATCATATCGAGGCACACATAAAGGTAGAAAAAGAGGTCCTAAGTTTAAAAATAAACACTTGACATTAACATAATATAGGATTATACAGTATAATTATGAAAGATAAAATAAGTTGGCAAGATAAAAGAGTAGCAGCGATTAATCGTTGCAGTAAAAAAAGAGGAATACCTTGTAGTGATACAAGTCCTTACTTTTATGAGTACAATGCTATTTTGAATTCTAAAGCTAACAACAAAAAAGAATATAAACTAGAAAGGAGAAAATATGGCAACACTAACTACAGTAGTTAGAATCAGAGAAAATGGTGGCAACAATGTATACGCATATATGGAAGCTGTTGTTTCTGATGCAAACAAAGCAAGCGAAGTAGCTCAAAAACTACAAGAAGCTAATGATCTTCAAAATGGAGATTATAAATACGTTGTAATGAGAGGCTCTTATTAATATGAGCTGTCTTATAAACGAAGAAATATTAGAAAGACTTTATGAGGATTTTTTAGAAATTCTCAGTAAGAATAATAAATTACCTCTAGAGCAAATAGAGAAAGAAGCGGCTCTACTGGCTAGAGAGGAATTTGACAAACAATAGAAAGGAGGAAAATATGCAAACTGAAACACATAGAATAAAATATTATTCTAAATCTGATGGTAAAAGAGTATCAAGACCCTATAATCCAGAAAGACAATATGAGTTTGTTGCAAAAAGCACTGGTAACTTAATTAAATGTTACTGGGATGCAGAAAAAGGTGATTGGAGAAGATCTATTATGGAAAAAATCGTATCCATTAAACCTATAAAACGTAAAACTAAAAAGAAAGGTAAAAAATGAGTAAATACACAATCGTAAAAGACACGTCAGTAAATGAATATGCTTTATTGTACAAAGAAAACTTTGGAAAAGTTTTAAAAGATACACATAAAGTTTGGGCTGAAGGTCAAAAAGACATGGGACCCGAACATCTTTTTTGGAATGGAGGTAAAAAAATAAAACCTTTAAACTTAAAGGGAATAGACCAAAATACATTAGATATAGACGTTCCCGTTGTACATTTTTACAAAGACAAAAAAGTTTATGAGACGGCGATGTATACTAGTGGTGCAGCTTATAAAAGGTATCAAGTGATAAAAGACGTGGCAACTAAGGATCAATTTTTTAAGTATGTTGAAGCAAGAAGCTAATGAGAAAAGGACTAGTAAAAGCTGAAAAAGATTTAAAAGATATCTACGCTAGTAACAGAAGAAAAGGTATCACCATTAGAAAACACCCTAATGGTGATGATCCAGAAAAAATAAAACTTTTTGGAGAATATAAAATTTGTTCTAAATGCAGAGAGAGAAAACATATTTTTTACTTTGATTATAAAAGTAGAATTAATTTAGACGGTACTAAAAGAAAAGGCATTCAAGCTGAATGTGGTTTATGTAGAAAAAAACAAAAATTAAAAAAATATAACTCCGATCCTCATTCCTACGTTTTTCGTTTAATTCAATTTGCTATGCAGCCTTCAGCTGTTAAAAAAGGACGTAAACCTTGCACTATGGCAGTTGACGAATTTATGAATGAATGGCAAAAACAATATGAAAAAACAGGTTTATGTTGCCCTAAAACAGGAGTCTTAATGACTTATATTGGAGGAGAAAATGTTGTGAATACCAATATCTCCATTGATCGTATTAATAATAATAAAAATTATGAAAAAGGTAACGTTCAGTTTGTTACCAATATGTATAATAAACTAAAAGGTTTTTATGAAGAGAAAGAAATTGATAAATTTTGTTACAAAAGAGTTGAAAGATTAAAGAATGGATAAGAGAAGCATGTTCCATGGGGCAGTGGTAGGCTCTAGGTATAATACCGACGTTGGTTCGATTTTTCTCGATATCCTAATTTTGTTCATAATCGTTAAACCAACAACTACCACATTAAACTTATGAAATTCAATAGCCTTATAGAAAGCATCATTGACGTTGGCTCCGGTTTTTTACTGGCCGTTGCCATACAGGTGTTTATTTTTCCTTTTTTCGATCTTTACCCTTCCATTTTAGATAGTATTAATATTGCGTTAATTTTTACCGTTATCTCGATGCTACGATCTTGGGTATGGAGAAGTTACTTTAGGAGACGATATGAAACTCATTAATTTGCTATTGTTGAAAAGTCGTGCTACACGTCAAGCCATGCACAATTTTCCTTATGATATACAAATGATGAGTATGTTTATTTTTATTACGTTGTATTTGATTATGGATATTATTTTTTAATGAAAGAAAAATTTCACGAAATTATATACGATTGCATAGCTAGTGGTCAAGTCTCTTCAGATCGCATTGCTCTCTACCTGAAGGATAAAAAATTTTATAAGTATTGGAGAAAACGAAAAGAAGAAGAGGAAGAGGTTTACGGGCAACGAGAACAAAGAGAATTAAATGAGTCTTACAAACAATCTTTAGCCAATAAAAAGGAAAGAGAAAACAAATGAAATGGAATAAACTTTATAAATATCCTAAAAGCTCACGCTCTTTGATAGAAGGTAGTCGTCACTATGATGTGAGCAACGAGATACTTCCTTCAGTGACAACCATACTAGCGGCTACACAGTCAAAGGAAAAAGAAGAAAGTCTCGCAAGATGGAAAGCTAAAGTTGGCGAAAATGAGGCGAATCGTGTCAAAAATGAGGCAGCCAATAGAGGTACGCTGATGCACTCTTTTTTAGAGTATTATATACGAGGCGAAAAGCTGCTTGATACTACGGACGAGGGGCAAGCGGCGAGCGGCATGGGACAAGTGATTATTGATCAGGGACTTAAAGACATGGAAGAAGTATGGGGCAGCGAGGTGACATTATTTTATCCAGGTCTTTACGCAGGCTCAACGGATTTGTGTGGAGTTTTTTCTGGACGTGAAAGTATAGTTGATTTCAAGCAAACGAACAAGCCAAAAAGAAGAGAGTGGATAGAGGACTACTTTATTCAGTTGGGAGCTTACGCTATGGCACATGATGTTATCTACAATACATGTGTTGATCAGGGTGTTGTGTTGATGTGTTCCAAAGACGGATATTTCCAAAAATTTACTTCGACAGGCAAAGAATTCACAGGTTTTAAGCATAAGTTCCTAGAGAAAGTAGGACAATTTTACCAAAAAAAGGGTCAAAAAAAGTGAAAAAAAAGGGTGTTTTGGGGTCAAAAAGGGGTGTTTTAGGGTCAAAAAGGCACTTTTTTTCGGTTTTTTAGGGGTCAAAATCAGGTCAATTTAGAGTTTTTAGTAGAAATGGCATGTCAAAAACACAACAAAACAGCTATTTACCACTCCCACTATATACGTATTCTCAACAAATATATTTTTTGTTCGCAAAAATCTCAAAATAAAAGTAGATTAGTAGAAACCTTGTGAAAACGTATATATACCAACGGTTATTTGCGATTTGGGCGCTACTTCTTTTCTACTTTTTCTACTTCTTTTTAGAAAAAGTGAGGTTTAAAGCCATTTCTTGCACCTTAATAAAAGTAGAAGGTAAAATTAGTAAACAAATGTTACCTATCCCATATAATTATATGTATATAAGTTTATAATGACTGAAGAAAATTTTTTTGATATGTTCAATCGGATACACAATCCGAATTACTATTATGGCAAACAGAAAACCAAAAAGAAGAAAACCGAGAAGAAAAAGAAAATTCGTAGAGCCTACACAACCAAACGATATCCCGTTTTCAAAGTATCGGATTGAGTGGGTTGATATTATATCTGATTCTGGTTGGGCAGATGAGAAAGAATTTCACAAAATGAAGTTAGCAAAACCTATCAATGAAGGTTGGTTATTTTCTAAAGATAAAAACCATGTTAAAGTGTTTGCGTCTTACGATAAAGATGATGATGGTAGCTATACTTTTGGCGATCGTACCATGATACCTTGGGCTTGTGTTAAAAAGATGATTAAGATTTCATGAAAAAAAGATCAGCCCGTAAAAAGATAATTGATTTAAAAAATGATAGACGTAAGTTTAAACGTAAGATTAGGAAGAAGTAGATGTGGAATCCTGACCGGTATCGTCTGGTATTTTTTTCAGTGGTTGTAATGGCTTTGTTTTTTTGCTTTTTTCTTTCTCTTTTGGGTTAAGTCTAATTTCCTTTTGTTTTTCCTTAACTTTAGCCTTTAAATCTTTTTCTTCCACACCTTCCAATATTGGAGCGTACTGATCTATAATTTCTGCCATACGTTTTTCTAATTCTTCTTCTGATAGGTCATCTAACTTACCGGTACGTATAATTTTTTGTTCGATATAAAGTCCTGCGGCCTTGCCTCTTGCTACTTCTGCATTGACGGCTGCCGACCAAGCACCTTTTCTTAAAGCTTCTTGTCGAATTTTAGCTAGTTCTGTAATGTGACGACCATAGGTGACATCATACTTCTTTTGATTTTCTGCTCGTAGTTCTCCTATATACTTGACTACAAGAGGATATTTCTTTGGATTTTGTAGTTCGTAAGCTCTAATTCTTGCCGCTTCGCCATAACCTGCCTCTTTTGCACATTCTGTGCCGTTCATTCGACCTTCATTTGACACAACCAATTGAGCAAATTTAATTTGTTTTTCTGTAAGTCTTTTTGGAACACCCATAGGTTGACTAATACAGTAATTTTCAGTACAAAGCAACTATGATAAGTGGAAAGCTATTAGCAGAACAACTCAATAAATTCTTACAATCTCCAACATGTCAGAATGCACGAGTACAGGTTAAAGTACCTCACGGTGAGTTTAGATCACCAGATGGTTTGTTTGATATTTTATCTGTAAGTCTCATGCAAAATAATGTTTTGGGATCAAGAGAAAGTCATAGAATTGTTTTTGAGATTGCACCTCAAACATGGCAGATGGGTAAAGTTAAGAAGAAATTGTAAAAAACTTGACTACTTGAATAGAGTATGAAATTAGAGTCAAAGTTTTACAATGAGCTTAAAAGAATTACACCAAAAATTAGATGGACAAGGCTGGAAAATACCAGTGTACTCGGCACTCCTGATTTATTGGGCTACAATTCTCATCAACACTTTTTTACTGTTGAATTAAAGGTCACCAAGACCGATAAAGTTCGCCTGTCCCCTCATCAAATATCCTTTCACGTTCTTCACCCTGAGAATGCTTTTATACTTGTGAAAACCAAAGACGCCTGTCGCTTGTATCTTGGTAAACAGGTCAGAGAGCTGTTCGCTTGTGGTTGTTCGCTTGAGCCTGTCGCTTGTGGTTGGACGGACACTCGCTTGTGGTTGGAATCTTTAGGACAATAGCCCTCTAGCTTATTTGTGGTGGGCATTGGTTATTTAATTAATTTTAGTTCAGATTTTTTATACTCTAGTCTATCGTCTAGTGTTTCAGCACCATCATCAATTATTACAAAGCTATTTCCATAATATTTTACAATAGTTCCTGTTATTTCTTGATTTATAACTTTTACTTTATCTCCTATTTCCATACTCGCCTCTCCTTTCTTTGTTATTTAAAATTAACTTGGTAATTTTCTTCAAAGTAATGTTCAAAAGTGAGAGCATCACGCCCACCACCTTCTAAAGTTCCGTTCATATGTATGTGTTCAGCTTTTTTAACTGCCTCTTTTCTATTTTTTGCCTCAACTTCCGTACTCCACATAACTCGTTCATCTATTAACACCTTAAATGTTTTCATACTCGCCTGTTCCTTTCTTGGTTATTTATAATTAACATCATTTGCTATTGCTACTTTTTTTCTTTCTTTAAAGTAGTGTTCATTTTCATACCTCTTAATATTATTATAATATTTAATCAGTTTATTTTTAGGTAATATAGATACGGCTTCACTATAACCATCTTTTAACTTAAACAATTCTTTGTGCATTAAATATTCTTCTTCAGTGCCTAAATGCAAAAATAATCTACCTAAATTTATAATAAAACAAGCACTACACACTTCGCCTATATAATTACCATTATAAGCTAATACATAAGCATCATCATCTTTTTTAATATTTTCTGTATGATTACAAAGAATATCTATGTTATTTAGTTTCTTCATACTCGCCTCTCTTTCCTTTTTGTTTTCCTTTGGTTGCCACTTTGGACTACTATATCTAGTATAGGTTGTCTTGTGGATAACTAGTGGTCAAGTAAGATACCGATTATGCATCCTCGTATATTTTACACTTACTTAACCACATATCCCATATATTCCCATTGTTAGTAGATGTCAACTAATTTATTAATTTATTTCTCGCCTGTCGCTTGTCGCCTGTGCCTTGTGAGATATAGATATAGATATATTTTGGGTGGGTTTTTCTTTTTTTCTTTTTTTTATGCTCTTTTTACTTCTCTAAAGATATAACCATTGTCTAAAATAGTTTTTCTCTTAATACAGAAATTACGATCAACCAATTTATTGACTACTTTCTTCGTTGCTCTATCGTTTCCATACCATTGAAAACCTTTAAATTTGTCTAAAAATTTAAGTAGTTTTTTGTGATCTTCGTTCATTGTTTCTTCCTTTCTATGCTCTTTTTAATTGTTTAAATAGTCGTTTACAATATTTTCTCCAACTATATACACATACATATTTACAACTTTTTCGGGTTCGCTTAAGTCTGTCGTAACTTCTCCGAAATTGTCTTTTTCATAATCTTTGATAATGCCAATAATACTAAAAGCTTCATCACTTAACCATTGTTTTGCTTTATACGTTCCGATTATATAATAATCAGTGTTGAACACTTCGTGGTGTAAGTCGTCTTTGTGTTCTTCAATCCAATCTTTGGATTGGTCTTTTATGAAGTCGTCAAAGTGTTCTTTGATTTCTTCGTATTTATAGCTAGATGAATTTATTTCTTCTGGATATTCTACTGTCATTTTATATTCTCCTTTCTATATATTATCCTACATATATTGAAATGCTTTGCAAGTTTTTTGTACTCTAAAATTGTGTTTTGTTATTGGTGTTTTATTTGTATTGATTATTGAATACTATCAAGAGTTTTTGATTAGTTTAGAACGATTATAAACTACAGTTATAAAAAGTTATTATTATAAAAATTACAGCCCCTTGTTCCTTGCCAAAAGTTTCTCGCCTCTTGTCGCCTGTGCTTTCGCCTGTGCCTTTTTTGTGGATTTTTTCGCTTGTAGGTTGTCGCCTGTGCCTTGCCAGATAGATATAGATATATATATTTTTGGCCGTTGCATTATGCCGGGTTCTAGTTGCAAGTGGCTATTTTAACACGTCTAATGGATCATATTTTAAAATGGCATTTAAATCTTTTTTTGAAAAATGCCATTTTATTCTTCTTATTATTAGTTTTATTTTTTTCATATTAACCTCCTATTTTCTCTAATGCTTCCTTAATATTTAGAACATTAATAGTTTTATTAGTTGGTGTGATTACATCATAAGTAATTATATTAAAAAAACCACCAGCAACCTTATTATTATTTATTTTAATGAGATGGTTTTTATATTTAATCTTACCTTTAGACTTAACCGCATTATATATTTGTTCTTCGTTCATATTTTTAACCTCCTATATAATCTTATAAAGATCTAAAAAAGATAATGCAAGTCAAATAATTTAGAATGATTATAAGTTGCATCTAGCCGCTTGTTAAAAGCGGCTAGAGTGTTGCATTTTTGCAACACTTTAAAAAATAGATTAAATTTAATTGTTGCGAAAACTTTTAAAATCTTTATAAGATTATATAGGAGGTTAAAAATATGAAAGCAAAACAATTCAAAATAGCAACTTGGTTTATCAATAAAGATTTATTGCATAAAGTTGATATTCATTACGAAAATGAAACTAAAAGGGCTTATACTCTTTTAGATATTCTAGCTTCTAAATATTTCAAAATTGATAAAAGAAAAAAATTCAATCAAATTGAAATTACAGAAGAAGAGTATAAAACTTGGTATGTTTATTTTCTTGAATACTATATTGATGATGGTTCTATTTATGTAGGTTCAAAAGAAGAAAAAGAAGCTAAAAGACTTTTAAAATCTTTAATAAAGTTTTTTGGTCAATCAAACTTTGACGAAGGTCATAGAGCTGGTGGAAAAATTAAGTTTGCTATTTCACTTGCTAAAAAAGGCGTAGTTGCTTCTCAAATAAATGAGGGCGATGAAACTAAACATTAAGGAGGTTAAAAATATGGAAAAAGAACTAATAATATTAATAATTGCGCCTATTGTGTGTTTTATGTGGTTCAATTATTTAGATAAAAGACGAGAGAAAAAAGATAAAGAACAGTTAAGTAAAAGACTAGAAAGGGGGTATTAATGACTACTATAAAAAATAAAGAAGAAACAAAAAAAATCTTAGAAAAAATAGGTTTTAGTTTTTCTTCTAAAGAAAATAAAAAAGAAACTGACGAAGATAGACGTGAACGAATAAAAGAAACCAACGCATCAATACAACGTGTTGATAATCAAATAAAAAGATAGACCGATTAACTCCCATAACAAGGGCCAAGCTACTTGGCCCTTGTTTTTTTGTGCGTGTGCATACAACCTGTGCGTGTGCTTGTGGTCGGCGCCGTTGGTACCTCGATAGAGGTACCAACAGAAGATTAGAGTTTAACATCTATATATTGTTTAATCAGTATTATTAAAAAAGAATTATTATTATTAGTATATAATGTCGATTTTGGACGTTTAGGGGCCCCAAAACCATTATGGAAAGCAGCCTTGATTATTGGCGTAATATGAAATAAATTACAAAAACTCATATTGAAAAGGTAAAAAAATTTTAAAAAAAATTTTTCAAATGCAAATAGATCTAGAAAAAATAAAGAAACTGCCACCTGATGTTAAAAAGGACTTCTACAAGATGTACCTTAAGCTTGGCGAAAAGAAGAAGCAAAACCAAGCTAAAAATGATTTCTTAAGTTTTGTAAGACATATGTGGCCAGAGTTCATAGAAGGACCTCATCACAAAATCATAGCTCAAAAGTTCAATGATATAGCAAACAGCAAGGCAAAAAGAATTATTGTCAATATGCCACCCAGACATACCAAGTCTGAGTTCGCTAGCTCCTTGTTGCCCGCCTGGATGATCGGGCGTAATCCTAAATTGAAGATTATACAAACAACCCATACCGGAGAGCTTGCCATACGGTTCGGGCGAAAAGCAAAAACACTTATTGATAGCCCTGAGTATCAAGAGATTTTTAAAACAACACTTCGAGAAGACTCGCAAGCAGCGGGTAAATGGGAAACCGCACAAGGCGGTGAGTATTTCGCAGCGGGTGTTGGTGGTGCTATTACAGGTCGTGGTGCGGACCTCCTGATCATCGATGATCCACACTCCGAGCAAGATGCGATGAATCTAACGG